ACCAAGATGCGGCGGTTCGTTGAGATGAGCGACAACTGCTTGGCTTGGCTCAACCTTCAGGAACTGAACCTTCCAATCGTGAATGCGAATCACAAGTGGGACAGGTTCTTGCAAAACGCGAAGAAAGCACTTGAGTATGAGGCGTGGCCGCACGACTGCATCAGGCACTCATTTTGCAGCTATGGCCTGCGCCAATCTGGCAATGCAGGCAAGATTGCGCTTCAGGCGGGCCACACTGAGCAAGTCATGTTTCGCCACTATCTGAAGCTGGTCAACAAGGCCGACGCCGAGAAGTTCTGGAACATATTTCCCGAGAAACTGGCGGCATAGACGCAGATTTATTGTCTTGCAAAACCCACAGAAGACGATAGTTTCGCGGCGATGAAGGCTCTAATTACATTTATAGCAATTGCGGCGGTCTCGGTTACGGGTGCGGGATTCTACTACGTCAGTAGCAACTCGGCCAAAGCCGAATCCGAGTGTTCAGCTTCCAAAGGGGAGTGTTCAGCTTCCAAAGAGGAGTGCGACGAGAAAGCCACTTGCGATGAAGGTACAAAACCCGACTGTGGCGCTAAGCCAGATTGCACCGACCAAAAGAAGGCTGAAGACCAGAATCCGACTTGATTAACGCTTTCGCCGTTAAAGGCAAAAAAACAAGGCCCACAGTTGACCACTGTGGGCTTTTTGTTTCTTTCAAGGGTATAAGGACTCCGGGGCATAAACGCCACGGATCGCGCAATGTTTTCCTACAAGGACAAAACCGCATGGTTGCTGCTCATCCTTGCTGCAATTGGTGCGGTTGTTTGTTATCAGCTTGGCATCTAAAAGAAAACCCCGCTGATGGTGTGCGCTTTTGGGCTGCGGGTAGCCTGTCATCTTCGAATCCAGTCTCATAGCGTCGAAATGTCTTCTTGAAGATTTCATGACGCCTTGCCTCATCCACGAGTAAATGGTTTATTTTTATTTGTTTCTTGTCTCTCATAACTTCAAAAATCATTACCCAACCGAAGTTGACGAGGACTCTTCCAAACCGTTAACCACTATGAAGCGTCAGTAACCAACTGACTAAACAAACTTCGCATCTTTAGCGGTGTAGTCAAAAACCCCGCCAACCGAAGCTGACGAGGTTCCCAACTATGAAAAAATGAACTACTCAGTGGAATCTGACAGGCGTTGATCTTCCACGTTCAAAAAAAAACCGCACCAGCGGCAAGCCAGTGCGAATGTATCATGAAGTCGACTGTCAGAAACAATGCCTGAGTGCTCAAGGTAAGCCAACGTTGGTTGAAGGTGGTGTGATTTAAACAACCAACGGTTAACTCAAGAGTACCAATTGTTACCCATTGTAACATTCAACATTCACCATTTTAAAACAGGCTTCAAATTCGCTCTTAGAAGCGCTTAAAAAAACCTGGAGGCAAGCTTTCCTTTGCGCAGGCCAATTGTCTCTCCTAGGGGCACTCTGGTGCCTGGAATAGGCAACTGCTATTGAAACCATCATCGACCTCTGGGCACCACACTGCCAAGCCTGCTGCTGACCCCAAGTCCAAGTCACATTGGGTCACCACGGATCAGAGCTATGCAGGCACTGGTAGTGCCGAGCTAACCAACTGGGCGCGTGCCGTGTGCCTTCTCAGCACCACCAAGGACGAGGGTCACTTCCGGTTGATCTTGGCCAAGCGTGGCAAGCGTGCGGGAGCGACCAGCCTTGAGGGTGACCGCACCAACGTCATCCACCTGAAGCACAGCGACGACGGTATCCTGTGGGAACAGACGCCATTGCCGGTGGTGATGGAAAAGGCCAAGAAAGAGCCGAAGGCCAAGGCAAAGGCCGCACCCAAGAAGCCAACCAAGAAGCAAATCGCCAAGGCACGGAGCAAGGCTTCATCGAAGCAAATCGAGGACTTGGATGGCTTAATCGCACGGATAACTGAGCCAATGAGCAAATCACAGATTTACAAGCTGGCTGAAGACAATGGTCACGGTTCGTCTTATTTGCTCCGAAAGAATTGGAGTCAGATTGAGGCGCGTTTGCTCAAAAACAAAAAGCAATACCAACAAAAACCAACCCAATGACAACTCAAGCAGCTACCCGCGCCGTAGGTATAAATCAAAAACAAAACCACCCATGCCCCCTAAAGGGGCATATGGGGGTAGGTAAACTTTTGTTTTTAATTGATTACCCAGCGAGCGCAACCCCTGACCCCTTACGAAAATCACGAATGAAGAAAATAAACGAAGACAAGATGACGTTCATGCAGGACATCCTCGGTATCCAAACCGAGATGGGCGTGGAGATGCTGCGTGCGGCCTGTGAATGCGTGCAGCTATTCGACACCAAGCAACTGGACTACGGCTCAAGCAACATCGCTGCGTGTGGTGAGATGGGCGTTGCGGTGCGGCTTCAAGACAAGGTGAGCCGGATGCGCAACCTGTTGCTCAAGGAACTCAAGGGCTATAAGAACGTGAATCATGAGTCGCTTGAGGATTCGTTCAAGGACGCTGCGAACTACGGCATGATCGGGCTGCTGCTCAAGCGTGGGTTGTGGAAATGAATTTGGGCAGGACAACCCAGCACCGATGCTGGATGCTGCCTTCCTCAGTGAAGTTTTGGGTAACGACTTACGACGCTGGGGAGAATTTAGCAAAGCTACTTGATCCGCTGCGCGAGGATGATAACACAAAATGAAGCTGCCATTGTTATGACACTGGTGATTCCTAATTCAAACTTGGTCATGTCCAATAGTGAACCTACGGTGCGAGCGAAGCGGTCTAGCCCCTTGAAGAAGATTTCCCCCGTCAACGACCCGATGAGTAACACTGATGCAACGAAGAAAATGATAGTAAACAAACCTGCAACAATGATAGCCAACTTCTTCTTCGTGGAGGTTACTTCCCTTCTCCTGATGTCTAACACGCAGCAAACTCTACTCAAAACGGTAGTTATTGGCAATCTAGGTTCTTCCCAGAGGGTGCGCCATCGCGGATCAGGTGGCTGCTGCTAATTTTTAGAAACAGCGAATATGGACACGGACATTCAGGCTGAAGTCGGAGCGGTTCTCCAGCAGGACATGGAGAACATCGCGGCCAAGGTCGCGGCAGGCAAGACGCTGACATCCAGCGAGCGCGAGTTCTTCATGAGCCAGCAGCCTGCGGTCAAGGACGACAACAAGATCACCACCAAGATCATGCTGGGCAACGCGCTCGGCGTGGCGCGTGACACGCTGCACAAGTGGTTCGCCTTGGCTGGTGCTCCGACCAAGAAGGTCAACGGCGGCTACGATCTGGAGGCGTGGCGTGAGTTCGCGAAGCGCAACGACCTGAAGGATTTCGCGGATCAGGACGAGGAAGGCCAGACCCTGGCCGAGCGCAAGCGGTACTACGAGACGCTGATCCTCAAGGCCAAGTACCAAACGTTGATTGGCGAACTCATCCCTGTGCCGCTCGTCGAGAGGCTAATCACCGACAAGGCCATCGAGATCAGGAAGGTGATCACCAACTCGGCCCTGACCGACGACGAGAAGGACAAGGTGCTCTCAGAACTACATGACCTCGGACAGCATAAGTTTCGACCATAGCACGGCAATCGACGGATTGATCGAGCGCAGCTTCGAGGCGTTCAAGCCGCCGGAACGGTTGACCGTGTCGGAGTGGGCAGTGCGTCATCGTCGCCTCTCACCCGAGGGCAGCGCGTTCACTGGACGGTTCAGGCTTGAGACTGCGCCTTACCAGCAGGAGCCAATGGAAGCAGTCAACGACACCGACGTGCAGAGTGTCGTCCTGATGTGGGCAAGTCAGACGGGCAAGACCGAGGTGATCAACAACGTCGTCGGGTTCTTCATCTGCGAGGAGCCAAGTCCGATGCTGGTCTTGCAGCCGACTCTCGACATGGCCGAGACATGGAGCAAGGACAGGCTTGCCCCGATGGTCAGGGACACTGCCGTGCTGACCGACTTGGTTGCTGACCCGAAGGCACGGGACAGCGGCAACACGGTTCTTCACAAGCGGTTCACAGGTGGACACGTCACTGTCGCCGGCGCAAACAGCCCAGCCTCATTGGCATCAAGACCGATTCGCGTGGTTCTTTGCGATGAATGTGATCGCTATCCACAAAGCGCAGGAGCCGAGGGCGATCCCATCAGCCTTGCCCAGAAGCGCAGTGATACGTTCTTCAACTCGGTACACGTCACGACATCGACGCCGACCATCAAGGGTGTCAGTCGGGTTGAGGCAGAGTTTGATCTCACCGATGCGCGGCGTTGGTTCTGTGCGTGCCCACACTGCAAGGAGTACCAGACGTTGAAGTGGGAACAGGTAAGCTGGGACAAGGACGAGGACGGCAAGCACTTGCCCGAGACAGCGCGGATGGTATGCAGCGAGTGCAACAAGGACATCAGCGACAAGCAGAGAGAGACGATGGTGCGGCAAGGTGAATGGCGTGCGACCGCACCGTTCGAGGGCAAGCGCGGCTACCACTTGAACGGCCTGTGCTCACTGTTCCCGCCGCGCAAAGGTTACAAGACGCGGCTGCATCAAGCGGTCGCACAGTTCCTCGACGCCAAGCATCGCGGCACAGAGTCGATCAAGGCATGGACGAACACGTTCCTCGCCGAGACATGGGAGGAACAAGGCGAGACAGTTCACGCGAGTCCGCTGATGGCGAGACGCGAACCCTATTCCGAGATCGTTCCGCAGGACGGCGTTGTTCTTGTTGCCGGCTGCGATTGCCAGGACGACCGCATCGAGGTTGAGATCGTGGCCTTCGGCGTTGGCGAAGAGTGTTGGGGTATCGAGTACAAGACCATCTACGGCGCGATCACCAATCCAGCCACATGGACTTCGCTTGATGAGTTCCTGACTCGCTCATGGAAACACGAGAGCGGCGTCCAGCTTCGGGTTGCCTCGGCGATGATCGACACTGGTTACCAATCCAAGATCGTCTATGACTTCTGCAAACCACGCGAGGTGAACCGTGTGTTCGCCATCAAGGGTGTCGCTGGTGTGAACCGGCCAGTGGTGAGCCGCCCGAACCGTGGCAACTCAGCCAAGGTCGCCCTGTTCAGCCTTGGCGTTGACTCGGCCAAGGAGTTGATCTACTCGCGCCTGAAGATCGAGGACAGCGGTGCTGGCTACTGCCACTTCCCGATTGGCCAAGGCTACGACGAAGAGTATTTCGAGCAACTGACAGCAGAGAAAGCGGTGACTCGGGTGCGCAACGGCGTGAAGTCACGGGTCTGGCAGAAGACACGCGCACGCAACGAGGCACTGGATGTGAGGGTGTATGCGCTGGCTGCGTTTGTGAACCTCAACGCAAATCTTGACCAACTGGCGAAGTCGCTCAAGGCTAGAACGGTTGATGAAAGCAAACCAAACGACCCGCCGAAGAAAGACCCCTTCCAAGGCATCATCAGACCGCCCAGACCCGCAGGGTTCGTCAACTCGTGGAAGACCTAAACGGCTGAAGGTCTTGAACCTCACCTTCACGGTGCTGTTCATGAACGACGCCCAGATGGCAGGCACAGGTGCGGT